TCAAAGCCCTACACCTCCCTTTAAGGGATTTAGGGTAATTGCATTTTGCAAATAGTCAGGCGCTAGATGTGCATATGCCATTGTTTGCTGAATGTTGGCATGTCCAAGAATTTGCTGGAGAGCAATGATATTCCCGCCGTTCATCATAAAGTGGCTGGCAAAAGTATGCCTTAGCACGTGGGTAGCTTGGCCTCGTGGTAAGTCCGGCTTTATGTCACGCAGCTTTATGCAAAACTTCTCATAATCCACCGCGAACAATTTCCCGCTTGCATGAGACTTAACTTCTTTCTCCAATTCATCTGATATTGGAATAGTCCGTTTTTTACCGTTCTTAGTTTCTAAGAATGTCACGCGACCATTGACGATCTGCGCTGGTGTAAGCGTACTAACTTCTCCCCACCTTCCGCCGGTGCTTAAGCACAATAGGGCGATTAATCTTTCATCACCTACCAGCACTGATAGCAAATTATTAATTTCATGAGGTTCCAAGAACGTCATGCCCGGATTTTTTTCGGTTAATGGTGGTAAGCCATGCAAAGGGTTTTGCCCTGAAAATTCATCCAGTTTTATCAATGCTGAAAACATTCCCGAAAACCGATATAGATCGCGATTTATTGTGGCGGCGCTGATACCGTCAGTAAGGCGCTGACTTCTGTGCTCCATCAATGTTCGCTTTGTTAATTGGTTCACGGTTATGTCACCGATAGCTGATATGGTTTTTATCAAATGCCGCTTTTCTATTGTGCCGTTTTTAAGGTTTTGGCCGTGGTATAGCCACCAAATTTCGACTAACTGGCTCAATGTGCGGCGGTCAGAGCGTTTACTAGCCCACTCTTTTTTAGTGGCGTTCGCCATTACGTAACGCTCAAAAGCAACTGCTTCAGCTTTTCTATCAAATTTCTTACGAATGCGACGTCCTTCGCGCCCGCAAGGTCTAATGTCCACTTCATAACGACCATCATCGAGCTTCTTAATCGCCATAGCGAAGCCCTCCGATGTAACAGCCAGCCTCAAACCACAGCCAGTCTGCATATTGATAACAAATATCTAACCAGTTCTCAGCCCTTAACGGGTTGAGGTTATTTTCTCTTGCCCAATGTGCGCGATGGCCGGTGCTATTTGACCAGCTTCCGGTGCTGTCTTATCCGTCATTAGCCAAAGTGTGTATTTTTGAAGCCGCTCAATATCAAGAACTTTCTCAACGGTGAGTGCTTTTGCTTCGTGTTGGTTGGTTTCGTAGTTTTTGATGGTGCCGAGTGATAGCCCGGTAATATCAGCAAATTGCTGCTGTGTAAGGCCTTCCGCTTTTCTGACAGCTTTTAACTTCTCTGAGTAATCTCTTGACATGGTCAATGCCTCCTGACTATTATTTGCCTCAAGGTCAATGTCTACTGACCTTTTCGATAGTAAAAACCCTCCCCAAGAACGTTTTCTAACGGTCTGTAAGGGGTTGGATCAAAGGAGGTTAGCACAAATGAATGCCGAAGATTATGTGATTAAGTACCCGCTTGATGCAGTTCACGAAGCTAAGTTCGCGGAATTAATCGGGAAAACGGAAACGGCGATTAAAGAGATGACTAAAAATGGCAAGTTGCCTGTTATCGAGTTGCGCGATCCGACAAAGGTAAATTGTCGAGTTGGGGAGAAGTGGATTTACATCCCTGAGTTCAACCGAGCCGTAAAAGAGGCTTTTTATAATCGCCCCGTTGAGCAACGTGATGCATGGCTCTTATGGATGGGGATATGAATAATCCTATATCAATAGCGCCGTTGCTCTGGAACCACCAGACAGCTCGCGCATTGGATACATGCATCACCCACGGCAAAGGCCGCAAGGGGATCATTATCCGGGGTAGGAGTTTAGGCAAAACCAAAAGCATTAACCGCTTTATTCCATGGGGGCAAAGATGACAGTTGTGACGCTAGAATCAACCAAAAAACTCCCTGCTGGTTTGCGTTCCATTATTAGCCAACATCTCGCAGTTCCACGCTGGAGCGAAACCTGTGATTTTTACAATCGCATGAGCGAACGTGAACGCTTAACGGTCTGTTTTCATGCGCGCTTAAAACAGCGCCATGCAATGGCTAAACTCGAAGAAATGAACGACGCCGACCGCGAGCGCGTGGTGTGTGCTATAGCGGAATTAAGTCGCGCATTTGCCGAATATCGCAAACATGGAATTAGTCAATCGGGCTTTATTCGTCGTTTGACAATAAGCCAGCGGAGAACTCTTTTTCGTCACGCAGGGCTAACTGATAGTGAATTCAGCCAACCATATTGGCATATGGATGATGAAACATGTATATGGCGTGAAAAGTTATTCCGTGCCTTACGTGAATTATTTAGTTTATTCAGATATGCCCCTACAGTATTAACAGCGGTAAGACCCGAGCAATATCTCCACTAATTAAATAACGAAATTATTTAATAGGCGTTTTATTACGTCGGGCTTTCTATTATCTGAGGTTAATTATGCATATGTATAAAACAGTCGGCCAAGAGATGCACCGAAAAGCCGAAGCGGAAGTTCAAGAACTTCTATTAAATAATGCTCGTAATGAGGGCAAGGCTGCTGCCGCTGTAATGTTCTCCGCTCGACTCGATGAGATTCTGGTTCATGTTCAGAAAGAGGGGCTATCGAAAGCCGAGCTTGTCGAGCTTATGACGCAGGAGTATATCAAGCTGCATAACGAAGGTTTAAGCCATCGAGGTTTTTACTAATGGCTAAAACATTTAATTGGGTATTTATTAATAATTGGTTTGCCATCGCCAAGTGTGACGACAGTTCTTTTATTCTTGCTGATATCAGAATGGATAAAGAGACTAAGATAAATAACTACCCTGTCCGCGCCGTATATTCAAATAAATTAACTTTAATCGCAGATATTACAAACCTGTGCGTTAAGCGTGGTGTTTATTTGAAAACAATCACAACACCATCCGAACTTATGCGCGAAAGCCATCACTTTAATGAGCTAAGCCAACAAGCTCTATTTCAGCTCGATAATTAATATCTAATGAGGTTAATCATGATTCATATTTCCATTGGCAAGGAGTTTGTTATTACCTCTGACTCTCTGCAATTCATTCTCAATCAAAAAAAGATAGCGCAAAAAGGCTCTAAAGCAGGTGAGGAGTGGCTTGACCCTATCGGCTATTTTCCAAGCCTAAACCAGCTTGTCACCGAGCTGGTTAATCGCCATGTTCGCAACTCGACCGTGACTAGCATCGCAGGGCTAGGGGCTGAGATTGGCAGTATCGGAAAGCTTTGTCAGGAGGCATTCGCTGTTAGTGGTGGTAAAAAATGAAAATTGCCGCCAGATGCTTCGGTGACTCAGTTTTGAATGTGATCTGTGTTTCTGGCGGCAAAGATAGCCTTGCGCAGTGGCTTCTTGCTAAAGAATCTGGGATTAATTACGTGGTTGTTTTTGCTGATACCGGGCATGAGCATCCGCAAACAATGGAGTATTTAAATTATCTAGAAGCGCAGCTGGGGACAGTCGTGCGTGTACGTGCAAATTTTAACAAGCGTATAGCGGGTAAGCGCAAATTTATCGCGGAAAATTGGCCGACAACGCTAGTGACTGAGTGCGGCTATTCTTCTGTTGAGGCTGAGGAACGCGTAAAGCGAGCATTAAATCTTTTGCATCCCACTGATATTCCTTTTCTCGATTTGTGTATGTGGAAGGGGCGATTCCCATCAACATGCGCGCGTTTTTGTACTTTTGAGTTAAAACATGAGCCCGTCAAGATGCAAATAACATTACCTGCACTTGATAAATATGATGACGTCATCTGTTGGCAAGGTGTAAGGGCTCAAGAATCACCTGAGCGTGCATTATTAACGCCATGGGAAAGCGATGCTGATAATCTTGTTGGGCTTCACGTTTATCGCCCTATTCTTGATTGGATGCATGAGGATGTTTTCGCCTTTGCATCTGCTCATGGCATCAAGCCAAATCCACTCTATACACAAGGTTGCAGCCGTGTAGGGTGCATGCCGTGTATCCACGCAAGAAAATCAGAACTTGCCGAAATTTTCTCTCGCTGGCCGGAGGAGATTGCTCGGGTTGCTCAATGGGAAAAATTTGTCGCTGAATGCTCACGGCGTGGTAATTCCACTTTCTTTCCCTCAACTCAAGACCCGCTTAAATCTGAAAAGCGTACAGAATATGTTTCTGTTGCATCACATGGCATCGAAACTTATCGCGATTGGGCGTTAACAACTCGCGGCGGTAAGCAGTTTGATCTTATCGCAGCCATGAATGACCACTCAGCATGCAGCAGTGTTTATGCGGGCGTATGTGAATGACTGCCTCCTATCGGGGGCGAGTCGCCCCCACACTACCGCCAGCCTTTAACGCTGAACCTCGTGCGCCTTTTGTGGGCGCATATAGCTGGAATGCACCACGCGAAGCCATTGGCAAAGAGAGACCTCTTACCCGTGAAGAATACCTTCAGGGGCAAGACGCCTTACGCAAAATTGACTCACTGCCGTATTTCCTCAGCAAGATTTTCATTGAGCGCCATAACTACCTGTTAAACACACAAGGGATATTGGCCGCGCACCGCTTTTTATACAAAATTTATTTGCCGCGCATACATCCGAGACTCGAATTTGTTAACACCAAATTCGATATGGACGTTAAAGCCTCACTGCGTTTTTTGAGCGAGCTAGAGATTTATCGCGGCTTGCCTGATATGCACGATAAAGAGTTAAAGCGGCTAGCCGGTCGCATTGCGGCTCAGTTGTATTCAGCTTATGAGGAGCTGAGCGACGCATTTCTCGAAAGCCATGAGCAAGAGGCGCTTTTTACCGATGAGGCTCAAGTCGATCTCTATGCTCACGTCGCTGGTGCAGCTCGCGCTTTTAATATCACGCCGATGCACTGGCAACGTTTCCGCAAGGGAAAATTAGATATGCGCGGCGCATTTCGCAGCATCATGCGCCTAATCAATGATGATTGGTGGATACGTAAGCTCAAAGCGCAGCGCACCCAATGGCGTGAGGCGCTGCTTATTGCCGCCGGTGAAGTCAATTTTAAACGCTCATCCTATGCCAGTAAGCAAGCGATCAGTGATGTTCGCGCCCGTCGTGCGGCCAACATGGAATACCTCAAAGGGTGCGACCTCGAGAACGTCGAAACCGGCGAGCGAATCGACCTGATTGATAAAGTCATGGCAAGTATCTCTAACCCTGAGATTCGCCGCATGGAGTTAATGAGCACCATCTACGGTATCGGGAAATATGCCGCCGAAAAAAATCACATCGGTATGTTTGTCACTATCACTACCCCATCGAAATATCACCCGACCCGCACGGTAAAAAACAAGCGTGACAAACAATGTCAGCTTAACCACAAATGGGACGGAGAAGCATTTTCCCCCAAAGACGGCCAACGCTATCTAGTCGGCATCTGGAGCAAAATGCGCACCGCATTTAAAGACCGTGATCTAAACGTCTACGGGATTCGCGTTGTCGAACCTCATCACGATGGTACGCCCCACTGGCATATGGTTCTGTTTTGCGATCGCAAACAACGTGCGGCCATTGTCGAGATTATGCAACGTTACGCGTTAAAAGAAGACGGTGACGAACGCGGAGCGCGTAAGCAGCGCTTTGAGTGTAAACACCTGAACAAAGGCGGAGCGGTTGCTTACATCGCTAAATACGTTTCTAAGAATATCGACGGCTATGCGCTTGATGGCGAAATAGACCATGACACCGGCAAGCCCTTATCCCAGACCGCCGCAGCCGTGACGGCATGGGCATCTATTTGGCGTATTCCGCAGTTTCACCCGATCGGCATTCCTACCATGGGCGCATACCGCGAGTGTCGCCGCCAAAGCCTACGCGGTATCAGTATCGCCGATAGTTTTGATGAAAGCGTCGAGGCTGTGCGAGCCGCTGCCGACAGTGGTGATTTTGCGGCCTATATCGAGGCGCAAGGCGGTGCAAATGTGGCAAGAGATTTACAGACCGTTCGTGTCGCTCGCGAGATTGCCGACGAACTCAACGAATACGACGAAGAAGTCCCGAAGGTTGTCGGCATCTTTGCGCCGCATCTTGGTGAAAACCACATCCACAAAACTCGCGAGACTCAATGGCGCATCGTTAGCAAGGCCGTTGACCTTGATCCTTTGACTTTAAAAAGCGCCTCTGGCGCGCCTCGGAGTCCTGTCAATAACTGTGGGGAAGGTCAGCGCAGTGTTGACATAAAACCGGAGGTTACGCCGTCTGAGTACGCCTCCGCTGTAATGAAACTCGTTGAAAGCGGCGATGTGAGC